TTGGTATTTTGCGTCAGGCTTTTTGAGCTCTGCTGTATCTTTACCTTTACGGTCTTTGGCCTGGTGGCTTTCTTTTTTATTAGTCTTTGCATCTACAAATCTTCCAGTTTTCTTTGCTATAAATTTTTCGCAACCGTGTGCATTTGCAATAACTTTTGCGGCTTCGACTTGATGTTGATTATGTTCAAATATTAAAAAGTCCCAACGTGCTCTGCCGCCGGCGGCAGTAAATGCTTTCATATTGCGACTTACATTGTCCCATACAACACCTTGCCTGTATATGTGATTAGTGTCCCTAAGGCCGTCCACGCTGAAAATAACAGCACCCATTCTACCAAAGACTTGGGCCAGTTCACACCACCATGCTTCATTTTTTGCTCCTCCATTTGTATTCATGCTTAACCATATGTTAGGGTTATGCTCTCTAAAGTATTTGAATATTTCTAATGTATCTCGTGCAACAATAGGATCACCCAAGTTGCCACACATATACATTGTGTTTAACTGTGATATAAATTCAGGTGTGAAGATACTTTTACAGTCGTCAAGTGTTAATTCATCTAGATTAATGTGTGGATTAACTCCTTCTCCGTTACAATTTCTATCACACATAGGGCAGGCAGCCTGACAGTTCTGTGTAACTTCTAAGTGGATTGTTTTTATATCTTCTAATTTATACATCGTGTACCAATTTAACTTCTGCACCTGGGCCTGCTTTGCTAGGCAAGTCTCCGTACTGTTGTACATACCATCTAATAACAGCCTTGTACCAGTTTTCGCTATTATGATGTGCTTGCTTATTAAACTGCCAAATATTATTATTAGTTGCTTGCATTGTACTTAATGCTCTAGCACTTTCTTTTTGTAGCTGTCTAAGTGTTAAACTATCTAAGTCCATAACTTTTCTTTTAGCCTCTCTGCAAGTTCTATATGATCTTTTATAGGCATATGTCCTGTACTTGAAAATCTTGGCTTATCAAAATGATCACAAATGTCTTTGCCGCCAAGTGTATCAATCATTTTATCTCTAATTAAATTAGTCATAGATTCATACTCTTTACCTGCTTCGTTAAAATGCTTATCGTTAAGTAATGGATTACCTACAAAATAAAGATCAATATTCAAAGTGTCTGCCAGTTTTATAAGGCCGATTAGTTGATTGGCCATTATCATATGTAAGTCTGTCCAGTTAGCGTTTAACACAAACCAATCAGATATAATTTTTTCTTCTTTTGTTTTAAATCCGCCAGTTCTATTTAAGATAAGAGTGTTGTTTGGATTTTTTGGATTAGGAAACCACAACCTGCCAGCATTAGTAAGTCCAATTAATGCCAAAACTTTCTTATCTTGAAATCCTAAATTAATAAAATCTTTATAAGCATTTAAACAAATATTTGTTATACCATTTCCGCTAATAGCACTATTAATTACTTTTGTATTTGTAATCTTTCCTAGTTGTGCAGGATATGATAGTTCTAATTCTAACGGTGATATATAATCGTTTAGAGTGGTATTCTTTTTTTCTAAAAACTTTACTGTAGATTTTTCAACTTTTTTAATGTTATCAATCCAACCACTAAAAGTTTGTAGAGGATAATTCGGTCCTAGATATAACTTATCTACTAAATCTCTTCCGGAAGTAAAGCTATCGCCGTTTGCATATATTAAATCATACATAACCAATCCTCATAAATCTTGTATACTTATCTAATGGTAATTCTCCTGTAAATAATACTTTACTTAATGGTGTCATTTGTTCAAAATGTAAAATATCTTTTGCACAATTTACATGATCTTCTACTTCAAAATAGTTATTACTTTGTAGTAAAACTAGTTTTCCTTTAGGTATTTTTGTAAACCATTTATCAAATTCTTTTATATGTTCACAACTTGTATTGATAATAGTGTCAGGAACATCAGTAATAGGATAGCTCATTCTATTATTTTTATTTGACCAATAAGTCCACTTATGTTCACTATAATCAATGTCCATAATATTTTGTGTTAGTGCTTTAAATTTCCACTCTTGTTGATACCAAGGAAAATTAAATGTTTCTGCAACTTTTACAACAGAATCGTCGATATCAAAACTTCTAATTTTATCTACATTCATTTCGCTTTCAAACAATAATGTAGCAAGTGTTCCATACCATCCCGCACATAAAAATACAGTGCCTAAATCGTTAGTAACTTTTTCTAATTCTCTAACTGCCCATAACTTACTTTCAAGTTGTCCTCTACTAAAGCAGTCTTTGTTAAAACTTTCATCGTCTTTATATTTTCGTAAACCTTCGACAAGTTGACTGTCTGTAAACTTTTGTACAAGTCTAAATAATGCATACTTGTCGTCATTAAGAACTAGTTTACGTAGATCAGTATAAAAGGAATTTGTAGGATATAATATTTCTAGCCTATCAAGTAGTTCATGTATTTCCATCAAACTGCTCCTTTAACCAATCAAAGTCATTAATTTTGCGTAATGCATCTGCATTGCCTTTATTAGCAGTACCGTATTCTGTGCCTGCTTTGGCTCCTGCAATGGCATACTCTCCGTAAGGACGATCTGCACCTTCTGAACACCATATGTTTAGCCGCTCATCTGTTTCTGCATCATTTTGTCTAGCAATAGTTTTACTTGATAACTTAGCACATTCTCTAAACGCACTTTTCCAAGTTTCAAAAGGTGCTGTGTTAAATGCACTCAAATTACTAACTTGATTAATTGCTTTAAATTTATTACTAATACTTGTAGTCATATCAGTTGAATTTACATCCATGTCAAGCACTTGTTGTCTTGGTAGTAGTTTTACACCACCGTATCCATAAACTAAATCATTAATAGGATTTTTACTTCTAAAAACATGAACTCCATCAGCATTCCATGCTTCGACTTGATAATCAAAATTAAAATCATCCATAATTAATGCATCGCCGTCTACTACATAAAACAAATCTGTTTTGCAAAGTTTAGCCGCTTCTTTGTGTGCATTGTGAATACCTTTTACTCCATGCACACGTTGAGCTCTTGGAAAACGTTTTAGCAGTTTTTCATAGTTATCATCCGCATTAGGTTCTTGGTAACTAATAAACACAATATCATATACAGGAACTTTCGGAACACTTGCTTGAATATCAACTTCTTTCTTTTTAACGAAAAATCTATTGTCTACTTCTCGCTGACTTAGTGTTTCTCCTGTATAGAACAAACAAATACCATCATGGTAATCACCATTTTTAAAAATATGTGTGAACTGATCATAGTAAGGAACATGGTAATCAAAATCAAATGTTGGTGTTACATCTGGCCACACTGCATAGAAAAAATCTGTCTTGCTATTTTTAATTGCGTCCAAGTAATCTTGATACGTAGCAACTTCAAACTTGTTATAAGGGGTTTGTTTTGATGCAACAATTTCTATTTCTTTTCTGTTAATCCAGAATCTGTGACTTTCTTCTCGTTTGTTTACTGCATACGTTTTAGGCAGTAATACAAGTCCGTCATAATATTCTCCATTTAAAAATAAATGTGCTTTGTCTTGACTGTATTCGTCAACCTTATAACTAAAATCATAGTCAACTGTTATTCCATCAAAAATGATATAAACAAAATTAGTCAAAGAAATACTTTGTGCTTCTATTATACTCGAAGCACGTTTCATAATAGGATAGCGTTTTTTATGTATTCGATAGTTTTTAGGATTTTTACCTACATAAACAATATCATACATTCATGTACTCCTTTAAACTAAAGTTTGTTCCTAACATATAATCTGTGCTTGCATTGGGATCATTTGACCAAACTAATACCTCTGGATCTTCATACAAGAAGTCGCAGTTTTTACAATAAGGTATGCTATCAAAGTCTTCCATTTCATGTGCCTTACGAAGTTTATTATATTCGTCGCCATACCAAATATCTTCTATTGTTTGATTTTGCGTATGCCCTAATACACTGAGGCTTTCATTAGGTGGTCCCATAGTTTGACAACAAGGTGTTACTGCACCTGTAAGTCCGCCATTACCTCCGCTACGAATAGTAATTTCCGGAGCAAAAGGACGGCCGCAAGTTCTGCGTGTGCTAGGATCTCTTTTATAATTAGGATCGTAATTACCGCTCCAGTTGTGCATCTTCCAAACGTAACCTATAATTCCTAGTGCGTCAATAAAGTTTTTCCTATACAAATATAGCTCATAGTCAACCGCACTATTATCTAATATTAAATGATAACTGCTCAAAATGCAAGAACTTTTTGTCTTTTCTATGTAATCTTTTGTATTCATAATAACGCCTTTTAGATGATCAAAGTTATCTGTTTTCATCCATTTAGCGTACTGTTCTTTGTCATAGCCAATACAACTAAAACGTATAAAATCAATGCCAGCATCAATTACTTGCTTCATAAAATCGCCAACTAGAAAACTGCCATTTGTATACATGAAAGTTTTAAATCCACGTTTTTTGCAGGCTTCAATATACTTAGGTAAATCTTTTGCCATTGTTGGCTCGCCACTACCTTCAAGATTGATTACAGGCTTACCTGGTAGTTGATCAAGAATTTTTTCGAATTGCTCAAGAGGCATTTTGCGTGTCCATTCTTTTCCACGACCGGTAGTTTGAGGACACATATCACAAGTGTAATTACATCCACCAAACACTTCTACAACAGCTCTTTCTAAATTAGGCAATTTCAATTTTTATATCCTTGTCTAAGTATGTAGTTGTTAGATATGGTGCAAGCAAGTATGCTTTTAACACACCTCTTAAATTTTTTGCATAAGCAAACACTGTGTTTTCTCCAGTATCCCAATCAACATATTCTTTTGTAATAGTATCAAAGTTATGGTTTAAACTTGTGTTCATCCAAAACTTTTTAACTTCAAAGAAAATATTTTCTGTACTAGTATTCATAGCAGTTTGTTCAAAATGAACATGCGGTATAAGAGATCCATGATCTGCTGTTAACATCATTACGATTTCTTTGTACTTATAGTAATCATGTAACTCGGTTTTGTTGTTAAAAATACGTTTCCATTTTACTTTTTTGCCACCAGTATTAAATGCAAGGCATTCAATTTCATCTGGTCCAAACAAGTCTAATACTTTATTTCTAGATCCGCCCGGATGAATAAACCATTTTGCTGTATCTGCATTGCCTCTTGACACCCAGTGAGCACCTACAGGATTTTGCATTTTTCCATCACGCAGAAAGTCTCTAGTTAACCAAACACACTTAATATATGACTCTGCGTTTTGTGCCCAACTAGTCCAGCTTTGCTCTTTAAAGTACTCTGGATAATGATGTACACCTGTTTCAAAAAATCTTTTAATATCTTTAATTAACTGTAGGGTGTCAAACTTAATATCTTTTTTTGGTATGTCCAACAAACCTAAATGTTCTTCAGCATGTTTAAACTTATAGAATAAGTTCCAGTGTTCCTTTGGCATTGGTAGTGTTTTATAAATCATAATAATTTTTTAACTTCCTCTGCAAAAATTTTATGAGCTTCAAGGTTGAAATGCCCTCCTGGCATTTTTGACATAGGAGGAGCAATCAAAGACATATTAAGTTTTATGTCGAGGTGTTTTTTAAGTTCGTTTATCATAGGAACACGCTCATCTTCTTTGTACCAATTATTAATATGTGTTAAACTCCAGTTCCATAAACAACTATCAAGCAAATATAATTTTATTTTGTTTGCTCTACAGTATCCAATAAGTCCTTGTATACTGTTCCACGAGTGGTAAAACAAATCTACAGTGTTATGATGCAGATACCAATATTCAGTAACTGCATAATCAGGACCTTTGCCTTGTGTAAGTGTATGACTGTAGAGCTGTTTAAACGGTTCTTCGTAGTTATTTTGAGTATGCGAACTAGGATGAGCATAACGATCACAACTAGTTAACATTACTATTGCTGTAAGATTCTTACTTCCTTTTAACTTTTCTAGTTTATAAATTGTACGTAAACAAATTTCTTGATTACTTAATCCACCATTAGATATATTATAAACAGTATTTTTCTTATTATTTAAATATGCCGGCCATGCCATACTTTTTTCTAATTCATAGTATTCAAATCTTTTGTCTCTAGGTAACGCTTCTACACAATCTTTAAACTTCCTATCCAGTTTTTGAAGATACGGAGGTATTTCTGTGGTATTATCTATACAGTTTTGCGTATACCCAGGAATTAAATTGTCAGCCGCCAGTTCTACACCTGCTGTAAAACTATCTCCAGCACAAACTATTGTTCTTCCCATGAGTCATGTACTCCTTTACAATATTCATAGAAATCTGCATACTGTGGAAATGTCTTAAGCAAGTTTGTTCCTAGTCTTTTATCATTTTCTGTAAAGAAACTATAAAAGTCTCGTTGTCCGTTTTTAATTTTCTGTGGGTCTACAGGATTTTGATACATATAATCTCGTACACGTTGCATTTTAGCAACTTCTACATCTGTAAAATAATCGCTATTTGCTTCCATATACTTTAAATGCTCGTCCATATAGAATTTAAAACTATCAGGTAAAATGTTTAGCATCCAATGAGGCGGTTCTTTTAAGTAAGGCGTATCAAATCCAATTGCATCTTTGCCATACTGTTTACGCCATTCAATTACTTTGGCCAGGAAATTGTCAAATGTAGCAACACACAGCACGTTAAAAGTACACATAATGTTTACTTTGAATCCACGTTCAATTGCTTGTTTAAAATTGCGTTCCCAATGATCGCATTTTAAACCTGTACGCATATACTCTGCTTGTTCTCCCCAACCTTCAATTGATGTAAACAAACTAAACTTACGAATTTTCTTTTGTTCTAATAAACTTTCAATCCTATCATACAGTCTATCAATCTTGTTCGTTGTTACGCCAAGATTACTGTTTAAACTTATTTCTAGTTGCGGTGCAGGTTCTTTCTCGAGCAAATCAAAAAACTGCATAGCACCCGGATTCATTAAAGGCTCACCACCTGTAATTCTTAGTGTATGCAAATCTTTACGTAGGTCGGGCCACCATTTCCAAAATGCTTCAATATACGGATTTTCATCTTTAGGTGCATAGTAACGTCCGTTGTCTAAGAATTCAATACCATATTGATTATATGTTAGATCATAATTACCATGTTTTTTGATTTCATCCATCCACAGTGTGCTTGCTTGTGGGCAACAGTAACCGCAACGATAGTTACATCCGTTGCCAAAACTAACTTCAAGATACTTTGGATTTACATTTTCAAGATAATTTAGTTTTGCTAGATTTTCAATTTCTGATTCTGCCCAGTCACTCGAACTATGAATCATTCTGTCTGAAATTTGATCGCCTTCAAGATCTTCAATGTTCCAACAATAATAACATTCTTCTGGACGGCCTCCTTCGAGCATTGTCTTACGTTGTTGCTTCTTCCAACTTGTATTGTGCAATGCACTAGGATCTGCTTTAATTTCATTAAGAGGAATATGCTGAGGTCTTGGATGATAACAACTGTGATTATCGCCCGTGTGTAAGTATAATGTTTCATGCAACCATTTCATTGCACAAAATCCTACACCAACTTTGTTTAATCTATCACGTACTTCTTTAATTTTATTAACTTGCGTCATTCCAAAAGTCCTTTAGCTCGGGAAAAGTATTTAAAAAATCTGTTCCTCTGCGAGCATCATGCTGAGAGAAAAACAACTTAAAATTTTTCTCTGCTAATTGTTTGTTAAAATTTGTGTCTGCTGTAATCCATTGTATAAGTCTTTTAACTTTACTGATTTCAAAATCACTAAATCCTTGAAATTCGTTGCCGTCGCCGTCTTTGTTTGCTTCCATAAATTCTACACAACGTTCTAGTTCTGTAACGTGTTCAGGCATAAGTTTAGGATTTAAATAATCTGGATTTGTAAGTTGTGGAATATCAAACCAAATCATTTGTCTGCTTGTACTATATTGCTTACGTAACTGTAATATATTTTGTAAGTATTCGTAAATGCCAAAGTAACTTAGTGTATTAAAAGTAATAATAAAAGTTAAACTGTGTCTGTCGCATTGTTCCAAATACTGCTTTACATTTTTTAACAATGTATCAAATTCTAACCCGTTGCGAATGTATTCTGCTTGTTTACCCCAACTGTCTAAACTTGCAAACAACATAAAATGATCTACACAAGGAGCAACATCCTGCATTGCATCGATAAACTTTTGCCATTGACCTTTAGGCGGACAACAGTTACTTGTAATACTTAAATGCAAATCTTCTTTTGGATTATTTTTTACATAGTCAAAAATCTTAAATGTGTTTTTATCCATTAAAGGCTCTCCGCCTGTCATACGAAAAGTTTGTAGTGTAGGATAAATTTCAGGAAACCATTTCCAAAATGCTTCAACATAAGGATTGTCCGGGCTGTTGTTTACCGGCTCCATATATTGCATGTCATTGTGTTTTCTATCAGCAAGCATATACGGTCCTTGCTTATCAATTTCTTTCATCCATTCTGTGCTAAGAACAGGTGAACAATAAGAACACTTAAAATTACATGCCTGATTAAAATTTACTTCTACATAGCGTGGGCGAGCATTGCCGTCAATGCCTAACTGCTTTGCTTCTTCAATAAGTCCTGGTTCAAATACGTCTTTACTTCTGTATGCTCTGTCACTAAGTTGATTGCCGCTATCTTCAATCTGCCAACAAAAATCGCATTCAGGCGGACGTATACCGTTTAACATTAGTCCACGTTGTTGCTTTTTATGTTCTGTGTTGTGCAACGCACTAGGATTGTCTTCTAATTCTTTTAGAGGAATATGATGGCTTTTAGGATGATAACAACTGTGTGTTTTTCCTGTGGGGATATGTATGCTTACATTAAACCATTTAGCCAAACAGAAACTAGGACTGACTTTGTTAAGTTCTTCAAATACATACTCCGCATCGTGCATGTATCTAGATTCAAACTTGCCGTCAATCTTACGTAGTTCATTTCCTTTTATATTTCTATTATACTTCATTCAGGATCTATTACAAACTGCTCTGTGCTGTTTCTACTTGGGTTTTTATATACTGTCTTAAAAAATTTGCTTTGATTAGGTAATAGTGGGTTAGCATCAATTGGAATTTCTAACTCATTAATTAAGTCATTGCCTAATCGCTGTATGTGGAACAATAACTCAGATCCTTTGTCTTTTTCATTTTCCCACATATTGTTTAGATATGTAAAATCACGAACGTTAATGTAATCCCAATCTGTACACATTGTCATATAAAGCCCTTGTCTTGCTCCGTAGATTGCCCATAAGCCGTTTTCTACATCTGCACCCACCATTAACCAAATCCAAAGCCTGTGTAAATTTTTCCAATGTCCGTTTAAAAAGTCTTGCTTACTTGGCTTGACGCCTTGATCAAGTGCCATCTTAACGCCTTCACGGAAGCCAGCTCTCCATGCTTGGTGTGGAGTTTCGTTATTATGCACAAGACTATAACAACTGTTTTGCTGAATGTATTTTAAATCCCAACAAAAGTCTACTTGTGCATGTGGATTGTCTGGATCGGCATTTTCGTGTGTACGCATATTAAGTACATAATCTTTAGGCCAGCATTTAAGGCCGCCATTGCCATACATAAGTCCGTTGATTGCATTTTGTCCACACCAACTAATAACACAATTTTCTAATTCTGCATTTTCATCAAAGTCTAATTCTTGTTGTAAGAAATCCGCTGATACAGTATTATCACCATCGACTGTGATAAAGCGAGGAGTTTCACTTAGTTCTGCACAGGCTTTGTGTGCCGCATCTGATCCTTCCACACCGTGTACTCGTTTTGCCCAAGGAACTTTTGTAAGTAAATCTGCATAATTCTTTTCTGCATTGGGCTCGTCGTATGACAAGTAGATAATGTCATAGTCAATAATTTTTACCTTTTGTGTCATTTAATTTCCTCGATAACGTACTTGTCGAAAGATCCTTTAGTGTATATACTATACTCATTTGGTCTAAAAGTAAACCTAACTTGCTTAGGTTTGGTAAAATTAACCTTAATTAAGTCTAACAAATAGTGAGGATTATCTTTTTTAGTAATACTAAACGAAAAATCTTGATCTAAAAGTGTTTTATCTTTGAGTTTTTCAAGCAACTGAGGATTTAGATTAAACACAATTATGTTTTTATTATATTTTACTGTTGCTTTTATATCGTAGTCCTCGTTTAGCTCTCTAAACTTATGAATAGAGTCATATACAACCGTTTCTTCTTTTCGATTGACTAACTTAAAATTTTTAACTTTTGTGTCATATACAACTTTATATACATCTTTGTTTTCCTTAAAAGAAAGTATAGGCTCTACTTGATCAAATTTAACCTCGATATAGTCAGTACCGTCCTCAAAACTAGGTCCAACACTTATAATGTCACCGGTCATTCTTTCAAATGTAACATACTGCGGTGGTGTAAAGTCAACCTGCATAAGATACCTCTAATTTTTTAATCATTTCATCTGTAAGAAAATCGTTTTCTGTATAGTGAACAACTTCTCTTTGTTTATAATTGCCAAAGAATAAATCTCCGTCATAGTAACTAGGTATTTTTTCTTGCCAACTAAATGTTTCTTCTGACCAGCCTTGTATTTTTGGCTTCATATGAACAAATCTTGGAAAGTCTTTTGTTTTATTTGTAACTTGATCTTCAATTCCTAATAACTTAACTGCGATTGCCGCAGTTCTATCCATACTAGGTTCTTTAGGATACTTTTTAGGAGAATATTTTCCATAAAATAACTCCCAATTATTATTAATCAATTCTACCATTTTATAAAATTCTAATGCTATATCAGATTTTTTAAAATAATGAAACGCCATATAGATGTCCGGCAGGTCATTTACATAAAACATTTCTCTGTAATAGTTATATTTTACAGGAGTGCCTCTGTAAGTATTAATATGGCTAGTAAAATATAATTCATACTTGGCTAGATAGTCCCACCAATGGCTTATATCAGTGCAAAAGAACATATCACTGTCAAGAACAACTGTTTCTTCATATGGTGATACATGATATAACTTCCATCTATGCTCTGTAGCAAACCTATCAGTAGCAGTATCTTCCAACCAGGGTGTTTCAATTACCTCATCAAACACTTCTCGATAGTAATTAGGAATAGGCGTATGTGTTACCAAAGAAACATTGTTTATTTTTTGTGTTTTTTTGATGCTCAAGGCACATACATATGCTTGTTTTACATAATCTAAACCTTGTGCAAAAATTAAATAGCCTTTACTCATTTGCTAACGCCTTATTAATTGTATCATTAAGTTCGTACTTGTTCATAATATGTACATCTAAATCTTTTACTGTCAAACAAGTGTACTGTCCGTGATACCCTTTCTTTTCAATCATTAATTCTATTTTGTTATCCTGAACTTTAAGAGGAATATCTCTATCAAGAGTGTAATACATCTTGGTTGGCAAATCTTTAACAAAATCGCCTGAAGAAAATCCGTTTAAAATATGTGCGGCAATAGCAAAAGCATGATCGTTCCTAAAAGTTACAGTACCAACGTTGAAAGTCATTGCATAATGGTCATAATTTTCTTCAACATGTCTAAGTGTATCAAAGAACAGTTTAGCTTTTCTTGATTTTTTAAAATAAACTGCTGTTGCCCAATAAAAGTCAATACCACTATCATTAATATAATTAAATTCTCTAGTATTTCTCCATCTTGCCAAGTCAGTAGCATGTCTATTAAACATTAGGCTTTGCTTTGCATTGAAACATTTAAGTAACTGCTTGCTATTAATAATGTAATCTGTATCTAGCAGGATTGTTTCGTTGTATGGCGATAGTTCGTAAGCCATTGATCTATGTTTATTATTAAATGGCAAGCTATTCCAATGGAATGGTCCATTATAGTAACGCTTCCATGTTGCAGATTTACTTTTTTCTACAGAAATAATTTGATCAAACATATCCTTTTCCTTAGGATATGCTTCTTCAATGTATTCTGATTCGCTAGTGATAAGAGTTACAGGCAATCTAAGAAATTGCTCGGAACGTTTTGCTAAAAAAATTGCTTGCTTCACATAATCAATCTGAGGATTGTTAAATGCAAAGCATATAATACCCTTTGACATTAATCTAGTAGTCCTGAAACTGATCTGTTTTTAATTAGTTGCGAATATTCTGTATGATATTTGTTAGAGGCACTAAAGTAAACATTTGTAACCTCTGTCAAAAACTTTTCTAAGTTCTTAATTTCAAACGGAGTACCGTTGTCATCTGTTAAAACTGCTGAAGTTTGTTTTGATTGCACTAAAAAGTTAACAAAATTTACAAGATCTTTTGTGGCTGTAAATTTGCCGCCTTGTGTATAAAACACAAGTTCGTCTTGATATCTATCTTTTAGTACTTGTTTCTGATTTTGAAGTGTGATATTGTAATTTGAAAAATCTATTGCCTGTTTTAGTCTATCGTCCATAAGATACTCCTACACTGTATTGTGTATTATAAACTATTTAACGGGCAATGTCAAGAGTTTTTTAAATTATGAAAGGTTTCTTGCATTAGCAAACACAGGCTTATTAACATTAACACTGTTTACGTTATTTGGTCTATTACATTGCACTGTGCTTGTTGTTCTCGGCGTTACTGCTTCGTCGAAGTTTGGATTTGGACCTTTGTCGTCGTTGAAATAAATTCTAAAACGTAGTACAGGTCCGTCGGTTGCATCTTCTTTTGCCTGAATTGTAAAATCGTTATCGGCATAAGAGCTTGCAGTTTTTGTAAAAATAGTTTGATACGATGTAGTTAAATCAGTATGTCCAATAACTGTGCCTTCTGATCCATTGCTTGTAGCAGAATGACCAAATCTTACTAGTCCAACATTAGTAAGTAAGTTTCTCCAGTCAGTATCAATTGCACCGCCTCCTGAAGCAAGACTTCCACTAAACACAATTTCGCCGCCAGCATTAAAAAATGCACGTCTATGATCACTTGCTGTCATATTAGTTGTAGTGCCGTCACCATTAGTAACGTTGTATGCTTGGAAAGTTACAGTAACTTCATGATAAATTGTGCCGTTCCAGTCTGTGTCTGTAAAGGACGAAACACCCGTTTCAACACCAGACTGTCCTGTAGCAATATTTAAACGGTCGGAAACAACGTCTAAGCTCAGTGCTTCAAACTCTGCCATACCTTTTTTAGTAGTAGGATTAGAATCTTCAATTAAGTCGCCAACTGCCATATCAGCAATTTCGCTAGGCAAAGAACCTGTCTGGTGTACCCTTGCTTTCTTAATATCTTCAAACAGCCTTGACATATGATCTGCTTCGACTGTTGCATTTGCTGAAACTTGGAAACTTGATAGTGCCTGCCCGTATCCTTCGTCGCCTGCACCTTTACCCATTACACCGTTAATTCTTGCTTGTAACTGGTTGTAACGAGCCGCTGTAATTGTATCGCCTACTGCCATTGTTAACTATCCTATTATCTACTAGTTTTATTTATACTTTTAAAAGACATTCAACAAGTTTTTCTGATGCGTCACTATTTGATTCTAAAGCAATACCTACTAAGTCACCGGCACCTTCTGCAGATGCAAGCCCATTCTGTGCAACAAAAACTCTATCGCCTTTATTAACAGCACCAAGAATTCTAACAGGAACACGCCCTTTAAGTGCAAGTGCTTCACCTTCTGCATCTGCATTCATTAAGTATGCTGGCTTTTCACTAATTACACCAACTGCAACGTCTCCAGGTTGTGCAACGTCTGCTTCAAAATCTTCATTAGCTGAAATTGCCATTACTGTGCCAACCGGTGAATCTCCAGTTGCAGTACTGTATACTTCTGCTAAGTCAGCATATTTTGCTTGTGTAGCAGTACCGATAAATTCGTTTGCTGTAATATTTGCACTAGCATCTCTAATTGCAACTGTGTTGTTTGTTGCAGAAGTAGACCCTGGTAAGTCACTACCACTTACTCTTACAGCAGAACTTGATGTAGCAAGACCATTGAACGAATTAGCATACATTGTTCTCCATTTAAAACTAGCACTTCCTAGATCAAACGAAACTGTTGTAAGTGGATTGATGCCTGTTTCTAATACCTGTGCAACGTCGACTTCTTGTGCGTTATCAGTAACGCTAAATTTAATTTCGTTGCCTACTTGGTTTTTAATAACACCTTCATTGTCATTTTCAATAGCAATTAATAAATCGTTTGACGTTCCTACTGTTAGTCCAGCGTCTGTAAATCTTGCAATAGTATTAAATACTGCATCTTCGCCTGGAGTAGATTGAATAAAGTTAGCCGCGTCAACTCCGCCTAATTTAAGTGCGTTTGTGGCTGTACCCCAATATCTATGATCCGAACTTGTGACACCTAGTGTACTATCTGTAGTATTACGGAGTGTTAATCCTTGACGTATAACATCAAATCCAGTAATAGCATTTTCACTATCGCTACTATCAATTGTAAATTGTGTAGAGCTAGTTATAAAAATTGTTTCGTCATTTACAACTGCTCTAATAACTGTTTGAATGTTTCCTACAGTATCTCTAACTTCTGTAGTAACCATTTGGGTAATAGTATCGCCTTGGCTTTGTGGTCCAATTAAAACAAATCCTCCGTCTCCGGAATTAGCATACAATTGATTGTTCTCGTTATCCCACCAAAAATCGCCTTCTGTTAATCCAACTGGCTGTGTTGTGCTTACTTCTGCACCGCCTGTTGTACGGAATTTTGCACCGTCATAAAATTTTAATTTACTGTTCGAACTATCAAACCAAATCTGTCCGCTGATAGGTCTTGCAGGTGATTGTGAACTACTGAAGTTTTCAAGCAGTGAAACTAGATTTTCATTTTCAATTTCACCATAGCCTGCATAGTTTTTACCAACTAACTTCAGATCCGTTGTTTGGTCAATGGTACCGTCCTCAACAACTGTAAGTTGGGTTCCGTTTGTCCTATTAATAATGTATGCCATTTTATTATTACCCCTGAATTACAATGTATTTATGCTTATACGCTAGATGTTAAATCTTGTATATAAGCCCATTGGCCCCCTACTACTCTAAATAGTTTCAATGTTCTGTCTACAGTCAATGCCACATTACCACTAACGTTAGTAAATGTCAAGTCTGCGATAACACTTTCAGAACCATCATCATTACCGTTTCCGTCTAATTTCTGTACTGCAACTGTAGTTTTTTGTAGTGCCGCAACAAGATCTGCTGATTGGAAAGTTGCTGTTGCACTTGTTGTATCAGTACAATGTATTTTTGCTTCACTGCCGTTTTCTTTAGTATTAGCAGGTGCAATATCTTCTAACACACTTGCTATTTGGTTATTTGTTAAACCTGTAATATCTAAAGCAAGTGATAGTGTTTCTGTATTAATTGCACTATCTACATAGGCTTTTGTTGCTACATCCTGAGCATTTGTAGGATCTGCAACGCCTGTAATCTTTTGATTGTTTGTAATATTAATATCGCCGGCACTGGTGATATTTAATCCGCCACTTGTTGTAGTTATAGTTGTACCGTTAATATTAGTATTGTCTACATCTAATGATGTTAGTGTGCCAATGCTTGTTAAGCCAGGTGCTGTAGTTCCTGTAATAAGAGTTACACCGCCTGATCTTAATGTATTATTTTGAATATCTATGTTTACATTAGATGTCCAAGAATTAGTAACTTGGTTCCAAAGGAATTCTTTGCCTCCTTGTGCAGACTGTAATATAATGCCGCCGCCATCTGCTTGTAAATCGCTAATTAGTGTACTATCATCTGTAATACCTAATTCAATATTTTTATCTTTAACACGTAGTACTTCAGTTTCAATACCAATTCTTGAACCTTCAATAATTAAATCGCCGCTAATTCTAGCGTCACCATTTACATCTAATGTATACTCAGGCAATGGTTGGAATAATCCAATATGTTTGTCTGTTGTTTTGATTGTAATTGCATCAACCGGACCGTCTGTTGTTCTAACACGAACTCTGTAGTCATGTCCAGTAAGTTGGTTTTCAGTAACAAACGTTGTACCTAGTACATAACTTTTATTGTTTTGTGATAAACCAACAGTAATACCATTACTATTTTGTACAATTAACGATCCGCTTGTAGTACCGTTTGTATCTGCTGGAAGAAACTGTGCCGCACGTCTTAAGTTTCCATTTGCATCAATAAGTGCATCTGCTTGAGCCGCTGTACCGTTCCATCTAAAATCAACTTCAGCAGTATTAAATCCTTTTTTAAGTTGTCCACTAAATCCCGGAATTTCTTGTCCAACACCCGGTGTAAAATCAATGTTAGCAAACACACCAACAATACTGTTACCAATGTAAAACTTAATAACTGTACGACTTGTATTCTGTGTGTCAAGTATTGTATCAACAACTGTTCCTGTAATACCTTGGAATGCACTATAGTCTGGACCAACTAATACTAAGTCAGTACCATCAAAAAAGTACATTTGGTTTGTTTCGTTGTTGATCCAAAGGTCGCCAGCAACCATGTTAGGCTGTTGTGCAGAAACAATAGGGCCGCCGCCTGTAGTAAACTCTGTTCCTGTATATACTTTTAGTCTATTAGTACTTGTATCCCACCAAAGTTGACCTGCTAATGGATTTGCCGGTGCGGAAGTGTTAGCAAAATTTTCAAGCATTTTAACAAAGTTTTCGTTAATGCTTTCGCCAAACCCTGTATAATTACGACCAATGAGCGAAATATCAGTTGAAGTTGTATCTAACTGTCCATCTGCTAGGTCAGTTAATAGTCCTCCATTTGTTTTATTAATTTGATAACTCATTAGCCCCCTACTCCTGTATAAATGATATAGTTCATTGTTGTGAACGGTTGCATAACATCAAATGGCTCGCCAACTGAACTTTGAGTCAGGATACCACCGGACGTTGGATATGCTTGTCCTGCTTGCGAACCTGTTGGTGCATCGTATTGAATACCTTCTGGGTCTGTAGGAACACCTTGAATATCTCTAATAACATAGTACTGGTCACCTGATGGTCCACGTAAATCGTGTTCGTGTTCTGGTAAGTTTTCAACAGCAATGTTTTTCTTCTCATCACCACCTGATTGTCCAATAACATCTGCTGAAACGTTTGTTACCCTGCCCGAGCTTGATCCGCCCATGTTGTCAGCACCTAATGGTTGTCTACCTCTTAAGTCAGGTACAGCAAAGTTACCTGAAGTTGTAAGTGCTTGGTCTTTATATCTATAACTAATAATTCTAAACAGTTCTAAGTAGTCAGCAATTCGATACTCACTACCATCACACAATAACCATCCTGCAGGTGCAACAGCACCTGCATATGGAGTAACTACACCAATTGGTGTAGTTGGAACAGCATCAAGCAAGTTACGCTGTGAGATTTTATATACACCCGGTGTACCTGATGTTCTGTTAATAATAAATTCGTCGTCAATATTTGACACAGAAACTTCTGTCTTATCAGCAATAAATGTATTACTAATTGTTGTTTCAAACTGTTTAGTTGTGCCGCCTGTTTGTCCATCAAATGATATTTGCGTCGAACTAACGTCACCTGTAATTTGGAATGTTGTTGCTTGTGCTAGTTTGTTTGTGCTACCAGAACGTCCTGATACTGTACCAGTAACGTTACCAACTAAGTTACCAGTAAACGATGTAGCATAAACATTTGCCCACTTAGTTGTACTAGTACCTAAATTATTTGTATTGTTGTTTTGTGGAACAATATTTGAAGAATTAATTTGGTCATTAAATGTTGCTTCTTGTCCAACAAACAGTTTTTTAGCAATACCAATACCGCCTGTTGTTCTAATACTACCTGTACCAATACTGCTTGAATCTGTAGTGCTGTTTACAATTAATTCACCACTGCTTTGAATATTACCAGTAACGTCTAGTGCTTCTACTGGGCTTTGGTTATTAATACCAACTTTTTCTGTAGAGTCGACTCTTAGTACATTTTTCTGCACACCTAAGTTGTTTACTCGCAAATCAATACTTGCACCAGATGTTAAATTACTAATAACGCCTGAACTTCCTTCTACAGCAAAACTAATAAGTCCGTCTTGTCCAACTTGTAAACCAGTGTTATTTCGAATAACAATAGGGCTAGTTGTTGTACTTGTAATGTCTGTTCTTAAAAAGTTAGTAGATGGTACTGTTGCATCTCCAACAACTAATCCTTCTGCTTTTTCTGCTGTACCGTAGTACTTTAGTGCATCGCCTGTTGCGTTTACTGACGATAAATTAAAGCCTGGCTTAATTCCTGTAAATCCCGGAATAGTTGCTTTAGGTGTAAATTCTTTTGTAGAGTAAATTACAATAACACGACCTTGTACTTCAACTTGTAACACAGTGTAGTTAATATCGTCTGTACCAACTAGTACTGTCGGTTTAGTACCAGTAAGCAAACCGTCACTGAATTCAGGACCAACTAGTGTCCATCCAGAACCTGTAAAAATGTACAACTGGTTATTGTCTGTGTCGCTCCATAAATCGCCTGCAATAGCAGTAGCGGCGTCTGGCTCATTGTCACCTTTCTTAATACCACTAGCATTTACCCAACTAGTACCGTCATAAATTTTAAGACTGTCAATTCCTGGAGTATTATCATACCATAGTTGACCTTCAACTGGGTTTTCTGGAGCAGTAGTGCTTGCAAAATTTTCTAGTATTTGTAGGAAGTTTGTACCAATAACAGCACCATAACCACTAGATCCTGAACCAGGAATTCTTAATGTTGTAGTGTCATTAATAGTTCCGTCTTCAACGGTAATGCTTCCTTTGTTAGGGTCTGTATAGTTAATATTATAAGCCATTATTCATTGAATCCTGATAAACTTTGTACCCTAACTGTGTAATCAATTTGAATAAGTCTATTCAACGATTTTTGTACTGGGTGAAAAATTACGTGTGTTAGCAATCTACCTTGTCCGTCTGGACTGTATGCTAACAAACCTAGTTCGTCAAATACATATAAACTGTTTGCATTTGCGGAATTATCAATAGCATCTTGTCCATCTGGCTCACCGTAGTCTAACAAACAAGTTACTAGAATGTCTGTGTAGTTTGTGCCGCTTACGTGGCGTGTTTCAATCTTGTTTCTAGTAGGATCAACATTGTTTACACTTCTATCATCTACAATTTTCTTAAATGTTTGGCTATATAGGCTTGCATTTGTACCTGTGCTGTTTGGTGTTAAGTATGTAATAATACCAGTAGGATCAATGCTAGTACCACCATTACCAAACGCCATTTCATATATGAAACCTGTGCCTTGATTACTTAAACTTTCTGCTAACGAGATACTCATATTCTCGTAATGAATTGCATTTCGCTTGTCTACAATAACCTCTCCGGAAGAGGGGTCCCATATCTTAATATGGCCTTGTAGTAACGTACCGTTTGTGTCTTTAAATTTGTCTGTCATTTTTTGATCCTATACACTATATTTATTCAGGTAGCTCGGCTTCTTTGGATTTCAAGAAGCGTGTGATTGAATTTTCTACATCTTCTAGTGATTCTCCAAGCGGCGTCCATAGTTTTCCTTGTTTTTTAACTATAATTATGCTTTCTCCTAGCACAGGGGTTCTAGTAAGAACTAAGTTGCTATTTTCAACAGTAAATTCTGCTGGAACAGTAACATCGCCTTCCGGCGAATCTTGATTGACCGTGATATCAAATACTTTTACGGCTGATTTTCTTAGTCTCTTGCCTCCGACAAACACTTCTAGTTCATTTACCGATGACGGTGTGTACCCTAAATCAAAGGTATTTGTACTGTCGTCGCCGGTGTGTTTAACTTGTACTGTTTCATCTTTGTATGGAATAGTTTGTGTATAACCTTGATTATACACAACACTGCCTGCATCATGTACATGTTTAACACCTGTTCCTAGTGTGCCTCGTGTAAGTTGTTTTAGTTTGTTACCTTCTTTAACAAAATACTCAATTCTTTCGCTGTTAATAAAAATTACACCTGGTAAGTTAATTGCACTATTTGGCTCTGGTAATCCTTCGGCATTTTCAAGCACAATCTTATTATCAAACACGGATAAATCTTCTGCTAGTCTGTATGCACGATCATCACCTAAACGTTTATATACAGTTCTATTAAAGATATCTTTAAACTGTCTAAACGCAAATCTATTAGAAGTAATACCTGTAGTACCAAATTGAATTATGTCAATCTGATCGTTGTCTGCTATTTCATTTAAAATTTTAACAAAGTTTCCATCTTCTGTAACATAGTAGTCTACATTAGGAGTTAATAGATCTCCGTTAATAGTTACCCAAGCATATTGAGAGTCTTTTGCTTTAATATCTAATTTAATAAGTCCATTTCTTAATCTGTGATATTCTTCATGGTCATCGGTACCAACTGTTAATGTTACCCTATTAACTGCATCGAGTCTTGTTCTTTCAATTGCTTGTACATCATGTTTTGCAAAATTATATATAGACACTGTGTCACCGTCAGCAGGGGCATCATTTAATGTTACTGTTGCTACGGTGTCAGCAACTGTTAAAGTATAATCTGCATCAGCAGTTACAAATATTTGAAGTCTGTCACCATCTTCTCCTACTCCATCAAACAACTCAACTGAGCTGTTAAACGGTCTAATGATATAATCAACTGCTGGCACAAGTGCTTCGCCGTTTAGTAGTAAAACAATATCATCACTGCCTAGTTTGCCTGGAGGTTGTTGGTATGTTCTTAACTGATATTCTCTTGCTGTTGAAATAACAAATTCTTCCTTGTATCCTGCGGAAAGTATCTTGTTATTCTTTTTAACAATAATATTTGATAATAAAGGTATTGTTGCAAATGGAATTCTTGACAATGCAAATGCAGAAGTTGATCCGTCACCTGTAAACGTATCAATACCAATCTGACTAAATGTTTTTTCTGTCCCGGTATATATTGCAAAATTAATAACTTTGCCTTCTTCCGGCGGCAAACCAAAGTCAAATCCAATTTTATTATTAGCAGTTTCTATAACAACATATTCCGGTTCTTCTCCATCCATAGAAAGATATGAATTTGATTCTTCTGTATAAGGAACATTTGATTCATATACAATAGTGCTTCCGTCTGTTTCAAACGTTCCAATATCTAAAATACCATTACCATTTGAGGTTAATGAAATAATATTAATTTCATCTGTGTTTGACAACGCACTATCAAATGTTACAGTTTTGTCTTTGTAGTTTACAGTATAGTTACTAACAACTATGCCGTTAACTTTAACTATAAGTGCATCTTTGTTTTGTGGTAGGAAGTCAAACTTGTAAGTTAATACACTACTATCTGCAGAATATACATTACTGCTGATTTCACTTCCGCCAGTTCCTACTCTGTGGAACACTTTAATATCAACTGTATCTAAAACTTGTCCTGGAACTAGTTCTTCGGGACCTTTCGATGTAGTCGGTGTTACAAAACCGTCACCGTCAATATTAATATCTTCTGCATTAATACCTTTTGCTGTTGTATATCTTAAATTGCCTCCATCAACAAGTGTATCATATGACTTAGGGTCAGGAATGAAACTACCATCACTAGTTTCTTTGCGGATAACAATAATGTCGCCTGCTTCTGTTGGAATTAATTCTTCATCAATAGTTACTGTTGTAGTTGTGCCGTCGCCTGTGATACTACGCATTTTAGCATTTTTGTTTGTGATAGACGTACTATCTTCACTGCTTGTCCATGCTTCGTCGTCAATACGTACACCATTTAAGTATACATTGTAAACAACTCCATTTTCTAAAGGCTGATTTAATTCAAATACACTTGTGCTTCCATCTAGAACAAAAACTTCATCTTCGTAAGTAGTATCAAATACATCAAAAGCACTTTCATTCCATCTGTCGGCGTTCCAACCTGCTCCGCCGCCAAAGTCAATACTTGTAACTTCTACGCCGCCGTAATCAACACCATCCATTAGCTGTGATAAATCGTTTGCAAGTTGTCCAGTAGTAGGATTGTACAGTAAATTAATTCTATCTTGTGCATCTAACAGTTCTGTACCTTTTTTGTACTGAACTGTGATTTCGCTATTTGCATTAGGTGCTGTATTAAATAGGATTCTGCCTTTATATCTATCGTACCCTTTAGTAGTATCCTTCTTGTTATCATATGTGTATTGACTTCTTAACGCCTCAACACCATTTACAAGCACTGTAATATTAGTGCTAATAACATTCATAGGATATTTTAGTTCAAATACTTGTTGATTAGGCTGTGATGTAAATGTTTCAGTTTCATCAAGTGTTGTAATTAAGAAATTACCAGTAGTTCTATCAAATTTAACAACAACATGAGCACTTCTAATTTTTCCGTTGCCTAGTTGTGCGGCCGCTCTACCAGCAGATCCGTCATCATCAAGACTTCCTTCAATAATAATTTCAGGTGGTGTAATATATCCAGATCCTGGCTTAGTAACTTTAATGTTTGTAATCTTGCCAGCACCAATAAATGCTTCTGCTTTTGCACCAGAGCCGCCACCGCCTACAATTTTAATAATAGGTTTACTTAGATAACCGCTACCGCTATCAGCAATAACAATATCTGTTAATTCAAAGCCGACATTTTCTGCCCAATGTCTATTTGGATATGAACTAATATCTGCAATGCCAGTTAAAATCTCACCATCAACAACTTGTACTTCTGGTGCATGTATTTTACCTAATACTGCATTGTACTTAGGAGGTAGATCAAAGTCTGTTGCTACAATACTGTTAGTTTCAGTTTTTTCATATGAGCTAACATATTCTCTAACCTTAGTCTTAAATGGCTTTGCTTCATTGACATAATCTTCGTAACTAGACAAGTTATCATTTTGGAATGTAATCTTTTGTGCTAGATCTCCAAAGTTGTGTTTTGCTTTTACAAAACTTGTTTTAAATGCCCAGTCTACAAAATTCTGTTCTGAGAATACATAACGCAATCCTACAAAGAATAATTTATTCCATTCAATTTCTAAATCATTAATATAAATTTTGTTTTTAACTACATCTAAAATAATTCTTAATTCAGTAATTGGTTGTACATCATAGAATTGACTATCGTAACTGATACCGTCGTAACCTGTATTAGAAATTAATGTATCGTAGATTTGTTGTTTAAACTGAATAGTTCCGTTTTGTCTACCAATAGTTTCATAGTTTACAGTATAATCTACATTTTCTTGATCATCAACTTTACGTAGCAATAGCCAACCGCCGCTACCAATACTTGTGATCTTAACAACTTGACCGACTGTAACATTGATGCTATCTAACTGATATGCATAATCAATTGTGTGGTTAATTACCGTAAACTGATTATAGCCAGTCTTGTACCAATCAATATATTCCCAATATAACGATACATCATATGCCTGGCTTTCTACCCGGCTATAAGTACCTGAATAAGAATATATTGCCCATCTGCCGCCGATGTTTTCATCGCTGTTTACTAATACAGAGAACTTTCTAATTGAAATTCTTGCACTATTTGAATAGTTTTTACCAGATTTAAGAATACGTACTCTTGCAATAGATCCGTTTTCATCTATAGTAATATCTAATTCTGCATCCTGACCTTTTGAATCAATAATTTTGTACGTAGGTGCAACTGTGTAGCCTTGACCTTTGTCAGTAATAACAATATCTACAATTCGACCGTTTTCGATTACAGGACTAATTACAGCCGGTTTAGCAGAACTTACGTTTACAAATCTTAATTCTGCAACAGTATCAACAGTAGTATCGTATTTTCTTTCTGCAAATGCTGGTGCAGGATCTTTATCGTCTAAACTAGAAATATCATATGCATCTAAAATTAAAATGTCTTTAATAACATAATTAATTCTTTCAATAGTTTGCTTGAGTGCTTCTTTTCTATTTACAAACCAACTTTGTCTTGGTACATTTTGATTACCATACTTTTGTTTTGCACTTAGATTTAAATCAGGCACAGGACGGTTTTGTAAATCATAACCAACTAAACTGTCAATCCACTTATCTTCAACAATCTTAGAAGGCTTACTTGTTTTAAGTCCGTCAGTAACAATTTGATATTCTCTATGAATGTTTTGTTGTTGATTTTCATTAATCCAATATCTAATGCTTAGTGCAATATCGTTATCTCTAATTAAACTTTCACAATTATGTAAAGCAAATTGACTATTGCTATTCATTGTTAGATACTTGTAATTTTGACTATCTGGATCTTGGATATACTGTGATACATCATACGCACTTACAAATCTACCCGGAACGTTTGGAATTGTTTTCTTACCTTTGACCCAGAAATAATATTTTGTGCTAAACGTTTTGCTCGCAGTATCATAAACACGTTTACTACTATATGCATTATCTCCGTAAAGAGATTTTCCGCTTATTCCAGCAACGATTCCAGCTTCAGTGTCTGCCCGAGCGTCCCATCTTGACGGAATAACAGTTGATTCAACCCATTCGTAAATATCAATTGATGCTCCAGTAAACAGTTTGTTAAATTTGTTTGTGCTTGAAATAATATCACCTTGGTATGGATTTACAAATTTTGCTGTAGATATATCCCACCAAATTTTTCCAACAAACTCATCTGTTGTAGGATTAAGAGTATCTTCGTTTGCTGTATTATCAACTACAATATTATACTGTGCAATATCATAAGGTGTTTTAATACTAATTTCTTGTTCAGCAGGTCCTGCAATAGCACCTTGAATTGGATCTAATATATCTACATATGTAAGTAATTCATTAGTTTTAGTATCATAAAGGAACGCACCATTAAACTTACTAATATCAACTTGATCAATTGGTGATCTTAATTCAGACCACATAAAAGTATTTTTATCTTTTCTAAAGTCAATTACTTTACCGTTAATATTATTTCCATCTTCAACTTCTTCAGTGTACAAAGTTAATCCTACGTACACGTGATTATTAACAATTTTAAAGTTGTCTGCAAAGAAAATTACATCCTTATTATATGAAAGTGTTTGTCCGTACAAAAACTTGTTATTGTAGTTTTCATATAACTCAATTGTTCCACTGTCTTGATCAACTTGAGTAAATTGTGTAACTTTATTATCAAACGAAGTTTGATCGCCATCAAATGATGTTTTGTTAACAATATCACCGCCTACACTACCTACTGCAAGTGTTCCGTTGTTATATTCAACTCTACTACCAAACTGTACGTTTAGTCCTTGATCTGGTCCATAAACTGTTTGAGATAAAACAAATGTTCCGTTTTGCTGTTGGTAACTGTAAACTGCACCGTTAGCTCTATTAATTGTGTCATTTCTTGACGCACCAATAAAGACAACCTTACCGTCATTTGAAATAGATACATCGCTACCAAAATTTTCATCTTCAGATAGGTCACTTTCTAAAAGTTGTGAATACTGGTATCTTCCGTTGTTTAATCTGTATACTGCAACTTTACGTACAGGATTTAGTGGGTCATAATCAACAGTAACAACAAGTACTTGTCCATCTTCACTTACATCGTACTTTTCGCCAAACGCAAACAAGTTAGTTTGGTTTAGTGTACTATCGCCAATTTCGATACCAGATGTATTTGGCATGAATCCTAAGACATCGCTTGCTTCGGTTACAACTTCCCAGAACTGAGAATTAAACGGTTGTGCGATTAGGTTTGTAGTTAAACGATAAATTTCACCCGAATATAATACTAGTTCATTTTCGTAATAGTCAATTGTAGGATCAAATACGCCTCTGTAATTAGGATCCTTGTTTAACAACCAGTCTGTATCTGCATCTTTTTTGTATACATAAATTTTGCCAGGAAGGGTAGTAGTTCCGTTTCCTTTAGCATGTATTAATGCTAGATAGGTATTATTATTTTTTCTAATTTTAATTTGATTACCAAACTGTAGCCCGTCTACTGCATCTGGAACTGTATAGTATCCTAAAGTATTATAGAGCAAGCCGCCGGACTTTTCAAAAAATCCTACAACACCTTCGTTGGTTCTTCCACTTGGATCAGCACTTACATCAATTGGAATATTTCTTACCTCTGTCCAGTCAAGGTTTAATCTATTTGGAGGAGTGCTTGTTCTAGTAATACCTGATTTTGTATTTTCAAAGTAAACAAAATATTCTAAATCTCCTAATACAGTAGCAGGAGATACTGCTATATTTTCTCCTGTATCAATAACAATCGCTCTACCTGCATTTGTTGTTGCAAGTTCTGAAGAAATAATATTACCAATAAGTCTTTCTGTTGAATCATTTAGGAAGAAAGAACAGGTACTAATGTCATCGTTATCGGTACCTAAGCTCCAACCGTCTGTAGCATTTTTAACAAAAATCTTAACTCTGTCAAACAATCTAATAACGTTTGCAACTGTTGCACTAGCATTTGTAGTTTGGTCAATGACTTGATCGCCGACTTCCGGAATAAATGGATTTCCTTGCAAGTCAAAGTTAGTATACAAAACTACAATTTCACCGTCCCAAATATCATCCACAGTATGTGTGGCCCCATTTAGATAGTCAAATGTTAAT